ATTGATCCAATGAACTTCTCATCTTCTCCTGGTTTTCCTCTATCTGGATCAAAACATCCACTGTTAGTGGATTTAGATCCTTTGGATTATCCAGATATTGGTAAGCCCCGTACTTTTGTCCCAGAAGTGTGGGAAGAATTTGATAAAATCGTCACCACTTTACGAAGTGGTGAACGTTGTTACATGATTTGGAAATCTTGTTTGAAGGATGAACCTACTAAGTTGGCTAAAGACAAAGTTCGAGTGTTTCAAAGCGCTCCTCTTGTTTTACAGTTGCTCATTAGGATGTATTTTCTTCCAATTGTTCGGATCATTCAGATGAATCCAGTCCTTTATGAATGCGCCGTTGGCGTAAACGCTGAAGGATTGGAATGGGAAGAATTGTGGGAATCTGCCATGAGCAAAGGTAAAGAACGTGTACTTGCTGGGGATTACAGTAAGTATGATGTTCGAATGCCTGCCCAAGTTACAATTGCTGCTTTTGATATTTTGATTGATATTGCAGAAAAGTGTGATGGATATTCTGAAGATGACATTCATTTGATGAAGATGATTGTTCATGAGATTGTATATCCAGTGATGGCTTACAACGGAGATTTGATTCAACTATTTGGTACTAACCCTTCAGGACAGAACCTTACAGTTATTATCAATTCCATTGTGAATTCCCTCTTGTTGAGAAGTTGCTTTTTCACTTTGTACCCTGAGAAGGATTTCAAGGAGAATTGCGCATTTTTGACGTATGGTGATGATGTTATCGGAACTGTGTCCGAATTTTGTGACAAGTTTACACATCTATCCTATGCTGAATTCCTTGCTGAGCATGATATGAAGTTTACTATGCCAGACAAGGAGTCGACACCTACTCGCTACATGCATGAGAAGGATGTCGACTTTTTGAAACGTAAGTGTGTTTTTAATGAAGATTTGGGTTTGAAAGTAGGTCTTCTTTCTGAGGATTCTATTTTCAAACGTCTCCATTCCCACTTGCTTTCGAAAGAGCTTACTCTTGAAATGCATAGTGCCCAGAACATTGAAAGTTCTTTGCACGATTGGTTTTACTATGGTCGTGATGTTTTTGAAGATCGTAGAGAGAAGCTTCGTACTGTTGCACAGGAGTGTGAAATCGAACACCTGTGCCCTGCTCTAAATATCTCTTATGAGAAGCGTGTCGCTCAATGGCGTCATAAGTATCTTGGAGAGGATTTGGAGGAGGATGATGAATTCGTGAGTTTGGAGTAGACACTCTGAGTCTACTCGCCCAGTTAACGGTCTGGGTACTACGGTGAAGCAAAATCGTTTGTGTATATATGGTTACCGTGTTTTGCATGATTTTTGTGTACTTTTGTGTGTAGAATTTTGGCTTTGTACATATTGGTGCTCTACCCTTAGAGTACCCCTATTTAGGGGAGGGATTGGCCATCCCAATGTAAACTACACCACTCCTTGCACTGAGCAATGCTTGGAGATTGTAAATACCGCTTACTAAACAATTTGATAAAAATAAAAACAA